CACAAAATAGCCACTTCGCTATGAGGTGGCTATTTTTGTATCCATTGACTAGGTTGACTAGGTGACTATTTGTCACTTGCTTCCCATAAGCAGGTCAATATTTTTGACTTGGATAGCAAGACACGAAATTCGGGGCCTGTTAGTTGCTTCAATATTATCGAGCAATCATTGAATATCAGAGGGGGTCGTGTTTTGCGACCCCCATTTATATTGCCAGAACGACCATACCTCAAGTTATACTTGTTCAGCTTGCACCAGAACGCGTCTATCAGCACAACAACGAGCTGTGTATTTACAGATACACGCCCAAACATTTGAAGTACCAAATCGGTACCTAAGGTCAAGCCAGCGAACGCAGTCAACAAATATGTTCGAGATAAATTCAAAGGGGCCACCAAATTGATGACCCCCTTTTTACATGGTTATCGTAGTTCGCGACAACCATTCCTCAAGTTACTATTGTTCAGCTTGCATTAGAATACGTCTATCAGCACACAAAAAAACGGGCATCTCTGCCCGCTTTGCCCAATGATATTGCTACTTTAGATGAAAAACAATGAAACAAGTCAAGGAAAACTATGACTATCGTATCAGCGAGGGTTGAGGAATGTCCTTCACTTGCTACGAGAAATCAATCTGACTTGGTCTATAAAATGCGCCACCGGTTAGCTATGCCGTGCGTCAGTTAAAACGGTTCTGCCCGCTTATCGCCTAGGACTATCCTAATTATAAGTTAATACTTATTTATTGGCAACTGGTTTCCCTATGATCGTTGTCCATTGTTTTTTGGCTGTGTCCGGTGTCAGTTTCACGATGTCGTACTGCTTTCCCTGCCATTCAATGCACCATGAGTTAAGGATAGTTTCTGGCTGATCATACCGAATAACAAAGGTCACCCCGTATCTTCGAGCTTTGTCCCAACTGACGCCTTCACTTCGCTTAAATATTGGCTTAACACAAGTGCCCATGTCGTGAAGTGCTCTTTCCTGACGTTGCTCACAGGAACCCCATTTACATTACCCATCGTGTAGCTCACTAAAGTAATGGGTTCATTTAGTTGGCTGATGCTATTTACCAGTGGCATAGTCAACACCCCGCAATTGCTGAATCATGCTCACAACGCTATCTGGTACATACGTTGCCCCATCGACACCACGGTTAATATACCAGTGTTGTGCTAACAACGAGACAGCAAAGTCAAAACGAGGATCATCTCCAAAGTTTTCATCCGTAAGGGTCTGGTCAACCGCGCTAATCACGAACTGCTTTGCCGTCAACAAGTAGGCTGACAACATAGCATCATCTTCGTTGTGGCTAATGCACAGTGCTCTCTTTAAATCTTCTGTGGTAACACTCATGTGTTCATCTCCTATATAAAAATAGGGGCGTACCCTAAGGCACACCCCCACTAAATTATGCTGCTGGCGTGGCTGCTACCGGTGTAATGTCAACAATTCGAGCAGCGTCTGGATCAACCACTTCATAGTCGTTGCGGATGACAACAGCCAAGCCTTGGCTATAACTGTCGAACCGTTCCCACTGGGTGTTGACTTCGTTCTTTTGGGCTAAGAAAATTGCTTGAGCAAAGTCCCCGATGATGATCCGATAGGTGCCCGCCTTATCAGTCGGCAATACTTTGTTAGCAATCACGATCACCGGCGCCCCAAATAGTTGCTTGCCTGATGGTGCCGTGATGGACGGTTGTAACAAGTAGCGGCCTTCGCTGTCTTTCAGGGTATCAAGGTAGTTGAAAGCGTCCTGATTGACAATAACAGACAAGGACAATGCTGGGTCTAGCTCAATATTGAAGGTTTTCTTGAGGTCATCGAGACCAGTACCTGTGATGTGCTTGAAGTTATCGTTGGTTCCCGTCTTGCCAGTCAGAACACTGATAATGTTGCTATTGTCCGTGTTTTGTACCAGCTTCTTGAGTTGATTCTTAACCTCGGCAACAATATCAACTTCACTGTCTTCTACCAGTTCATTAGACAGATAAATCTTGCCAGCACGGGTAGCAACTTTGTAGTCAACGCCACGGAATAGGTTTGAATCGATATCTGGAATGTCTGCGAGTTCTGCCTTTGTGGCTAAGACACCATTGTTAGTGAGGGCAATCGGGTACGTGCCGACGGGGGTTCCAACTTGCTTCACAGTGACATATTTAGCCAGATCGTAATCAGATTCTTTTAGATCGAATACGTCATTGATGACTTCTTTTGGTACGACCGCACCAGCGGTGGTTGTCGTTATGCCGTCACGTTGTTCACCCATGCTGCGGATGTAGTCTTCGTAAGCGCGGGATTCGGTATGTTCTTTGTTGTCGATAATAGTTTTTTCGGTCATGGTTTTATCTCCTTTTTCTGGTTGTTCAGTATTAGTTTTAAGCCACTCAGTGTAGCTGCGTTTGTCCACTTGGACGTTGGTATCGTCATACGCTGGAATAGCTACCAGTGAGACGTCAAACAAGCTCTTTACTTGCTTGATGGTACGGATCACTTGCCCGCTGTCGTCCTTAGTGAACGTGTCACCGTCTGGCGCAGCATTGAAAGTAAAACTCATGGCTGACAGATTACCAGCTTGGACGTTGTTATAGGCATCGTTGGCTGTGGTCGTATCGGGTAAGGTTGCTTCAAACTGCAAGCCTTTATCATCCACATTTAAGGTCAAGGTGCCGGCCTTGGTGCTGGCTAAGACTTGGCTAAAATCATGGTTTGAAACCATATAGACGTCTGATAAGTCCACATCATCGAAGGCGTGCGGATCAACAACTTCTTTAAAGCCACCGAGGTCTTTACTTGGGCTATTGAAAACTACTGCATAACCACTTAGTTTCTTTGGACTGCTAGTGGTGTCTTTCTGTTGTTGTGTGTCTGGATCGTCTTGGCCTTTGCTGTCGTCTGCTTTGGCAGTTAGACCAGCGTTAGGATTCAGACGTTTTTCTACGTCATCTTGATTCATTTTCTGGATCACTCCTTTGTCTTGTGTTTTGATAGTTTGTCAGGTTGCTTAGTGGCGTGTAGTTCAGACTGGCCATAATCTCATCTCCACCGGTAATTGGCGGCAGGTTTAACTTGGCTCGTGCTTCATTAGTGGTCAGAACACCGCCTTGTAGCCCCTTAACTGCTAGTTCTTGCATCGTGGCTGGGTCCGCTGAAAACAGCTTGTCAGTGTTGAAGCTGTACCGGTTGTCACCTGTGGACAGTTTGGCATCCATCTCACTTGTGAAGCAGGTAAAATACTGAATCAGCGTGTTTTGCAAGTACATCACGTTAGACTGTACGGCATTTGAGTGCTCGCTTTCGATACCCAGCCGATCCAGTGGTAACCCGAACGCTTTGGCAATCTGCTTCGTGGTCCAATCGCTAGAATTGACTAGATTCAGCACGTCAGTATTAACTTCGAGTTGCTTGTAATCCATATCATTGTCCAGAATGATGGTCTTTAGGGCATTATCACCACTATTGGCAGCTTCAAATTTATTCCGGATGTTTTCTTTGGCCTTACTGTCTAGCTGGGTCTTGTTGACTTTAAGAATGCCTGTCCCTTGAACACCGGTGTTAAAGAATCCCTTCAGCAACGCATGCCCAGACTTTTGTACCCCAACCTCATCATGGAGGCTATAAAGTGGCGATATTCCTTTGTAACCGTCTTGTGTGAAGCACTTGAAGTGTAAGACCTCGCTGGCATTTAAACGCTGTGAGCGACCGCTGTCAGGCGTGTATTCGTAGCTGATAATGCCGGTCGTATCGTCTTGTTTAACCACCATCTGGCTGTTAGGGACCAACTCGAAGCCAGTAACTTGTCCGCTGGGATTCTTAGTAACCCGTGCAAAGCTGTTACCATTCAGCAGCATGTTAGCAGCTAGGGCAAACTTGAATGCCCACGCGGTCATGTGGTCATTGGGTGCCTTGTTAAGAAGCACGCTGATGCGCTTGTCACTGTATTCAATCGGATTAGTTGCAAGATCACTGGCAATCACGCGCACGGCCGTAAACACATCCGAATTACGTAAAGCACCAATTCCCACATATAGGCCGCTGTCGTTACTGGTCATGCTGACAAGCGCATCTAAGAACGGGTCGCTGTTGTCATCGCGTGGTTGTGTCGCGCTATTCGTGAAAAAGCTCATTGTTTCACCTCCCTTTGTTAAAGTTGATAATGACTGCGACAGAGATCAAGGTCGTGCCGACTGCTAACATACCAACGCCAAACCCGAACAGCCACCAGATCCCGACAACCATACAGATCAGTCCCAGTAGTAATAGCACGGTCTGCACATTAAAAACTAAAGTCATCGCTCGAATAAAAGTCATTGTCTGCCACCTCGCTTTCCTTGTTTTGATCCATTGCAATTGTGTAGGCATTCATCAGTGCGGCTACGGGGTCAATCTTCGTAGCGTTGTGGGCCTTATCGATAATTGGATTGTTGTTAGCGTCATATTTCAGAATTGCGTTGTTCACCGCATAGGCCAGTAACTGATTATCAGGGTGCTTTAACTGGCCATTGAAGAGATCATCACGAAAACGAGTTGTCGGAATTGAAAGTGTTCTAACACCTTGTCGCACCTCAAGCAGTGGCAAATCGCGTTTTTCAAATTCTGGAATCAGGTAGCCCATGGCGAAGGGATCATAACAGATGGCACGCACGTTCCACTGGTTCCGCTCGATCATGTCGAGAATGAAGCGTAGCACCTCGTCATAGTCGATCATGCCGCTATCAAGTTTGGTAATGCTACATTCGCCGCGACTAGCACCACTGATGTAATCGAACCCGTCACGCTTGATTTTCTCTTCCAGTCCGTACTTCGTCCCCACGAATGAGTGGCTGTCGGCATACAGGTAGCCATCTTCTGGAACTAACCACGAGATACTGGTCAGGTCGCTAGACTTAGAGAGATCCAGCCCGATATACACGTCCTTGCCCATAGTGTCTGGTGGCTCGATAATGGCTTTCTCCCAGTCGTCCAGACTGATGTAACTGTCTGCTCTGGCTGATTGCCACATGTTGAAGTTCTTGACGAGAATTGGCCGCAACGTTCCTTGCTTGGCTGCTAGATCAACATCAGCTTGCAAGCTAGGTCGCATCGTCTTCGCTCTTTCAGTATTAGCCAGTAGTGGATTTGACTTCTCCCAAGTCTCTGGTACAAAGGCTTCATCCTTGCTATCCTGTTCAAAAATGGCAATAAAATACCGATCTGCTTGTTCGCGACCGGTTAAGACTTTGGAGACAAATTTATATTCTTTATACATAGGGCCATTCAGGTCTGGCCCCGTGGTCGAGATGACGGCTAGTAAACTGTTGTCGCTGTTGATCTGGCCGGATTTTAGTGTTCGTAGAATCTCATCAGTACGAGCTAAGGCGAACTCATCAATAATGGCCAAGTCACTTTGATAACCATCTAAGCTATGCAGATCAGACGCAAGCGGAACAGCTCGGCTGTTGCTCGGCAAGTCGATAATTTCGTTGCGATTGATCTTCAAACGATCGCGCACCGATTTGGACATCTTGGAGACCTGACGCAAACCACTAGACAGCATATCAAAAGCCAAATGTGCTTGAGCGTTGCTATTGGCTGTGTAGACGATTTCGCGGTTCATGGCTGGTTTGTTCTCCATGAGGAGATAAAGTGCACCTAGATCAGCCGTCAGGAAGCTCTTACCATTCTTGCGCGCCATGCTGATGTAGGCTCGATCATAACGACGATTGCCGGTTTCTTTGTCTCTCCACCCGAAAAGCTCTGAGATCAAATATTTTTGGAAAAGTTCTAGCTTGAGTGGTGATCCATCACGTGCCGGCATCAGTTCGATAAACTCAACGGCTTTGTTGGCAAAGTCCTCATCAAAGTAATACGGCCATGGATTCTTTTTGCGCTTGCTGGCTTTCAAGTCTCTGCGATAACGTCTTGCTGCTTGCTTAATCTTTTTGCCGGCAACAATCTCACCACTTAGCACCTTGTCGGTATATTCAGTCGCATAGTTCACGATGACACCAGCTCCGCGAACGGATCGTCAGGCTTCTTCTTAGTCTCACTCTTCAAGGCAAGTTTCGCCCGGCTATACACTGACAATCCCAATACTTCGTCAATGCGCATCATTTGATTTGTGGCATCGAGCTTCATTTTAACTGCTGGGTTAGCTTTCACACTATCGGTGGTTTCAACCATCATGCCTTGTTTTTGAATTAGCTCGGCAGCTTTCTGAATGTCAGAATAGGCTTGGCAATGACTGGCAATCAGGGCGGCATCTAGTTCACTCACTGGAATGTCTTTTTTGAGCAATGGTACAATACGGTGCCACTCGGTCACAGCATAGTCATCAAGCCATGTAGGGGGCTGTACTTGCAATTCTTTGTAAGTGAACAGTGCTTTTTCAGAGGCAACACGATCAGCTAACTGTTTTTTGGATAAATGTGCACTTAGGTTAGTCACTGATTTTAGGGGTGCTCCCATGTGTAACGTCCTTTCTGAATTTGTATTCGTTTATACCTATTATAATTATAACACATTGATTATACCTATGTTCTATGATTTTCGGTATTCATCGAAAAGAAAAGAGGCCGACCGTTCTTTCGCTCTAAAATTTGCGGGCGGGGGTCGATCTCTCGGGGGATCTCATCCGGCGTTGTGCTACCTCCCGGGCGGTCTTGGCGTTATGACAAGTCTGGCATAAGCTTTGTAAATTGCTCTCATCAAGCCTGTGTTGCCAACCATAAGCTGTTTTGATTGGCTCAATATGATCAACAAGCACAGCTTGACGAATAATCCCACGTTTCAAACAGCTAGCACAAGTTGGATTGCGCAACCTGAATGACTTTGAAAGCTTTGTCCATGTTGTTGACTTGTAGAAACGTAATTCCTTCTCTTCATATTGCATGCGTTCCTGATTCGTTGCTTGCTTGTTCTTATCTTGCTTATGCTCCTCGCAAAAGCGTTGATTGAACGGGATCATGCGACGGCACCCGGGGTGCATGCAAATGTGCAAAGGCACACTCATTTGCATCACTTCGCTTTCATCTCGGCCTTGGGGGTTCTTAATATCTCTTATCCTTGACGAGATCAATCATGCGGTCAATTGAACTAATAGTGTCACTTGCTGAGGAGCAAAGTTCATGGTATGCAATGTGGCTAATGCTTTCATATGAAGATCGTGTCAATAGATTAACGTGTGAGAATTGAAAACCATCTGACATTTCAAACGTTGGATATACTTCAATTTCATAGCCTTCACGTTGCTTAACAATGATGAACCAATCTTTTGGTGTCATGCTACGAACTAAGTAGCGTTCTTTTACAAGTGCCCCAAGTTCAGCCCATTTGTCTCGATCGTGTTTAACGTCTACAAGTGCTGCTTTGCGATATGCCGTTTTTGTCATTTCAATTTCTCCTTGTGGGTAGTTTTAAACTTGCTTGTCTGTTATATATTGCCGTATATTTCTCCACGTTTTAGCTTCTTCATATGGTTGAAGCCAACGAGTGGAAAAAGGTGGGCCACTTGGGACACTTTTTCCCAGATCCTTTATATATCAACGTTTTCACGTCTAAATATATGTCCAATTCTGGGACACTTAAGGGACACTTTTTTGGACACTTGCCAATGTGTCCAGCGATGTGTCCCTGAAGTGTCCCAATAGTGTCCATGCGATTAAGACTGTCATTGCTGATATATCAACGTTTTAAAGCCATGTGTCCCAAGTGGCCCTTGTTTTTCGACTCGTTGGCTGGCTTTAATTGTCTTCAATAAACAAATGCAAGTAACGCGATATTCTCGTGTTATTAAACTGTACTTTCTTTCTAGGAATTCCTTGTGCTTCTAATCGCCTTGTAAATTCTGGTTGTGAAAATGGTTTAATATTTTCTTCCCAACAATAATCTTGATATGCTTTGTAGATATTGCGTGATGAATCGCCACCGTTTGTATCTAATTCAATTCGGCAACGATCTTCAATAAATCTTGCAATGTTGTCAGAATCTTTAAGCCATTTTTCTTTAGCTGCTATCATGCTGGGTGATTTTGATAAGCTGTCGCGGTCAATTGCACGTTTGAACGCTCGCAAGCATTGATAGCTGAAAGCTGGTATCTCATCATAGATTTGATTGAGATCAAACTCTTTTTTGAAATTGTTATCAATTTTTTTCGGAAAAGGAACAACGTACAATCTTCGTATAAAGCCACTGGTAAAGTCTGAGAATTTTGGCAACTTATTAGCTGAAAAAATCAGCTTGGCAAAATTCATAAACGAAAAACCATCTTTACCCTTAAACTCCGCAAAGATTGTATCGTCTCCCGTAAGTGCCTTTATTTGACCAGTGGTCTTTAGGAAACTGTCATCAAGATCTGCAAACATGTTGGCTTCTTTCTGATAAAGCTGGCTTCCAGTGAAACGATTATCTTTATTAGCCAGATCTTGTAAGGCAACGTTAGATACATTTCGTTTGTCAAGTATTTGCTTTACAAATTCGATAAATGTTGTTTTCCCATTTTGACCGGTTCCTTGTAAGATAATTAGTGTTTGGAATGGCGAGTAACGATGGTAAAAACAGTAGCCAATGAACTCCATTAGAAAATTTGCAGATATTGGATCACCAGTCAAATGTGCTAACCAATCAACTGTCTTTAGATCATTTCCCGATTTCATCTTTAGGTCGTAAGGATGGTTTTGCAAAATGTAATCCTCTGGTCGATGTGGTTGTAGCGTATCAGTAACAAGATTATAAGTTCCGTTGGCGAATGTGATTAGATTAGGATCAGCGTGTTCAAATGGACTTTCAATCATTTCCGGATGATAGACTTTAATAAGAACATAGTGTTTTACTTCGCTTAATTTCCCTTGTGACCATTTTCCAACGCTTTCTAGTTTCTCAGTAATGATCGTATCGAGAAATTCACTTAGTTTATCCAAGCGCCACGTACCAGTCGCTTTGTCAAAACGTGCGCCTTGACTAAGTGTATCGAGACGTAACATAGGATTTTCTTTTATAATTTCTTGGCCTAACTTTGTAGCAGATACCTTGCGATTACCATTTTCATCGTAAAATATCCATTCAGGCTCATTTTTATTCATCTGTACAACATTACTGGCTAGTTTTCTTGCATCTTCGGGCATTGCTTTAACCAATAGCACGCCTCCTCTCTTCGGCTTTCAATACTGACTTAAAAATCTTATTCACTTCGGCTTCTGCCAGTGGTGTATCTAGATAGTTATCATTAGTTGTAAACAGCAAGTTATAAACTGTCTGCGGCTCTGCACCTGTGAAGAGCATTTTGCCAGCAATCTTAGTCAGAAAATCATTGCGATTGCCGGTGCTAGCGCCGTTTACTATTTCATCTAGCAACTTGCCCGTCCATCGTTTGCCCCGATAAACCGTTGAACCACTAAACACTTGGTTAGGGTGGCTGACACGTTGGATTTCATCTAGTAACCACTGAGGTACTGGGGCTAGTTTAGTGATCTTGCGACCTCTAAGTGGTTGATAAATGCCGTTTTCGCGAATGCTAGGGAAAACCGGTACACCAGTCGCAACATAGTCAAGGCCGGTTTTCTCGCCATTCTTAGAGAACAGATCCGATCGACTAGTTAGCTTCAATTCTTTGGGATAGGTGAAGAAAATATGAAGTCCACCGTTTGGGCTGATTTCCGCATAGCTCGAAGGAATTTGACCAGCACGACCATCAGCACACAACTTAGCCAACGTATCACTGCCATTGGTCCCGCTTTTATGACCCACATCAATATCGAATACCAGCACGCCATCAAGCCCCAAGCCAATATTGTAGTTAGGATGTTCGCCCCACCATTTCTTGGCCTGTTCTGGGTCTTTGGTAGCGTCCTTATAGCCGTGTGAGCCTTTGAGTGGTGTTCTGGTCCCGGGCGCAAGTGGATAGACTGCAAAGCCATGCTGCTGATAGCCAAGCGCTACTTTAAGCACGTCTACCATCGGCCGCATCTCCCTCCATAAGTAGACGGCGAGCATCAATAATCATGTCAGCGACTGTGTCGGCCAGTGCTGATTGCTGTTCATCGTTGATCTGATGTCGCAAGATATTCACCATTGCACTTGTATCACTTAAAAGCGCCTGTGCGGTTGTATAGTAATCTTCCTTCATCATTTGTTTACCTCGTCAATCGTTGCCAAGCTGCTATCAACGTATTCTTGAATTGCTTTCAGTAGCGCCATCCATGTATAAAATGAGCGATCCGTACCGTATGCCAAGATTGCAGCATTTTTTTCATTACGATTGCTTTGATATGAAACGACAGAGTCTTCCATAATGTCGAATTCATCACTAAGGGCTTCTAAAAGTCCTTTTGCAGTGCTGAGGTTCAAAGACGCCATATCTAAATCAGGCGCTTTGGTGCTGTTTGAAACATTTTTCATCATAATTGCCTCCATTTTCCTTGACAAAGTAACCAATTCGAGGCAAGCTAAAAGTCGATGTAGATTTTTTCGCTTGTCTTCTTCTCGCCTTGAGTTGCCGCTCTTGGCGATTTTTTTGTGGCTTCATTTAGTGAACGACGTTCAGCTTTTTTAAACGCCCAGTATCGATCACATTCTGCATCAGCTTGGACGTAGTCATGCCACTGAAAGCCGAGCCTTGTGCTAGCCATTCGTGCCATGGTCATCATCCTCTCGAAATTGCAGATACGTTCCAAACACGCTACCGACCATGAAAGCCATACAGAGCGCCGGAACAATGAGCGGGTGGCTTAGTAGCCACGTAATAATGCTAATCATCGGCATCATCCTCGTTTTCATACATCTTTAGGATTTCCGATACCCGCAGCAGCTCTTTTGCAGTCGTAACGGCCAACTCGCTATTGGGAATATACTTGCCATCAACCGTGACAGTACTGTCTTCTGCAATGCCATGAACGTTAAGCTGAATGTCGTCAATCAAATTTCCAAGCTCGTGATCTAGTGCTATCTCTTCTTTACTAAACAAATTCATAATGTTTCCTCTCTGGCTTTATGCGCCTGCCATAAGTTGCTTACAATTTTCCGCCTGCCCAGCGTGATTACTTGCCGTAGTTATTCATGTAATCGTCTATGTCTGCGGTATTGATCCGCTTAACGCCACCAACCACTTGCATCGGCAAACCTTTTCTAGTCCAAGACAACAGTGTGTTACGAGCCACACCGGCATAAACCGCTGCTTGACCGATGTTCAGCTTTTTAGGCTCATCATGTTGTGGTGCAAGCTTACTAACCGCTTGGATCACTTCCTGATGAATACGATCTTGTAGTTGCTTATCGAAGTCCTCGGACAACAATAGTTCTGCTTTCATTGAAGCCATTTGAATTCGTCCCCTTTCTTTATTACATGAATACAGTAACCTAATTGACTGTATAAAGTCAATAGCTAATTACTGCTTGCAGTAACTTTTTTGTGGCGTATAGTCATTGTTATAAGGAGGGACTGCCATTGATATCAATTAATTTAAGAGAAACTGCAAAGAAAAAAGGCTATACCCTAACGGATATAGCCAACGCAACTCATATTTCGATGAACACACTTAGTGTTCTTGGTCGTGGCGATTCTAAGGGAATTCAATTTGAAACACTTGATAAAATATGCCAATTCTTAGCATGTACCCCTAACGATATCTTACAATTTAAGAATGACTCATTAGATATTACGGTAGGAACAAGACCGGAACGAATAGACAAAACTTTGCTTTTTTCTGGTGAACTGCTTCCCATATCAATTGCCAAACAAATGAGCGAAGGTTTAACAACAAGTTTTAGAGGGCACCCATTCTTTATTGAGCTGCCAGAAACTTCTAAAGGAAGTACGTTAGTTGTTAAGGCTGGTCTCACACCTCATTCTGTTTCTCACTTTTTTGATCGGGACACTGCTGGAACATCCACATACACTTTAGAGGAATCAAAAAAGTATCTCGATTCTTTGACACACACGGAACGAGACCAGCTATTGATATCAGCCACAACCTTCGCACGAGATAGACTTGCCCCTGAAGTCTTTAAGGATGTTAGTGAAGCATATGCAATCTGGTTCAGTGATCCTGAACATAAGGGATCACTTCCGATGATTCCTATAGATTTAACAACTGCTTAACTGGTAATGAATCAAGCTCCACCTTTTCGCCATTTTCGGCGAAAACTCTCCAATCTAACACCGCCTGCCCAGCGTGACGGATAGGAGAAGAATATGGCAATTAAGAAAGTAAAGCTTAAGTCTGGTGCAGTTCGCTACCGCGTAACGGTCAATGCTGGGCTTGTTGCTGGAAAACGCAAGAATATTGTTCGCAATGTTCAAAGCATGCAAAAAGCACGTCTACTAGAGTCAAAACTCAAGCTAGACGTGGCTAATGGTTTATATGATGAAAACGACACTACCCCACCGGTTCAGACCTTTAGTGATTTGTATAATCAGTGGTGGCCAATCTATGTTCAAACTGTGGAAGGAAGTACAGCCTATAAGACAAAGCAGCTTTTCCATAACCACTTGATCCCTATGTTTGGCTCCAAAACTCTCACCGCAATAAAAACCGGCAGCATTCAAAGTGCTGTCAGTCAGTGGCGAGAAACAACCACCAAGGCATACAAGGAACGTTTCATTTATTTAAAGAAGATACTCTCATTTGCTGTTAAGATGCAGTACATCGAAAAGAACCCCGCAGACGGTGTCGAATTGCCACGCGGGGTAGGATCTGGAAAGTCACCAGTTTACTGGGATAACAAGCAAGTCGCCCGATTCCTAACTTGCATTGATCCTAATAACGATCCAGAAAAGTACACAATGTTTCTACTGATGGTTAGCACCGGGATCAGGCGTGAAGAACTATGCGCCCTGAACGTATCAGATGTTAATTTCAAAACGTCCACACTCTCAATCAATAAAGCCTATGCAACTGGTCTGAATGGTAAGGAATCAATTAAAGGCACCAAGTCAACCGCGGGTATGCGCACAATACCATTAACCCCGAAAGTGACAATACAGCTTAAAAAGTGGATAGCATTACTTGATGCAAGCAAGATTATCAGCATTAGAGATGATCGGCCACTGTTTCCATCTCCACAACACTTTGAAAAACGTTTAGGCATTAACAGGCCTAACAAGTGGTTGAAAGATATTATTGAAGCAAACCACCTTTCACCTCGCATCACATTGCACGGTCTGCGTAAGTCTTTTGTAACGAATATGATTCGCAGCGGTGTTGATGTTTCAACTGTACAGCGGCTTGCCGGTCACTCTACGCCCGATGTGACGCTTCGCATATATGCTGGCATGAATCAGTCAGATGCTCGAGAAGGCATCGACAAGTTAGCAGAATATATGGAACGGGTAACATTTTAG